GCGCTTGAAAGCGGAAAGAAGCAACTTGAGGATGGATTACATCTATATACTCAAAGAGCTTGGCTTCCAGGAGAAATCTCTCGTGTCGGTCAACCTCGATGGGCTCAACGCGATGGTGGAGAACTTAACTGCTTAGAGTTTTCCCAAGAGCTTGACTCTGCCACCCGACTTATTGAATCCGGTATCTACTCATACGACCAACTGCCCACCATTGTGCGATCGATCGATGACGCGATTGATGACAGCGACCCTGACTCCACACCCGGTATCCCATTGAACTTTTATGGTTCTAAGAAAGGTACTTGGTGTGAAGATAGGAAAAACTTGATTCTTCTCGTCATTGACCGACTTCGTACAATGCTCAACTACAACGGCACTCCCAAGAGTGGTTGGGACCTAGTCAGCGCGGGTGTGTGCGATCCCATATATACTTTCATCAAAGACGAGCCTCACAAGCTTGAAAAGTTGAAAGCTGGGAAATATCGCATCATATCCGGCGTTTCCTTGGTCGACAATCTTGTCGAGCGCCTCCTCTACTCTACTCTCAACAAGGTGGAAATTGAATTACACAACCACATATCCTTTAAACCAGGTATGGGTCTACACGATGAAGGTCAACGTGATTTGTACAACGCATTCCAGCGTTGTCAATCCGAGGATGACATCGTGTCTACCGATGTTTCTGGTTGGGATTGGTCTGTGTGTATGAAATTGCTACTTATGGACCACCGGTACAGGTGTTTGTTCGTACGGAGCCGAGCCTGGAAGAAATTGTCATACGTTCGGAATCTTTGTTTACAATACAAGGTTTTCCAGCTCCCTAGTGGAGAAATGTATGAACAGCTTATTCCAGGCATCCAGTGTTCCGGATCTTACAACACCTCTTCTACTAACTCTCACATGCGCTTCTTCCTCTCGTTTATCGTCGCGCGTTCTCTTGGGGTCACTCCCAAGACACGCGGTGTACAGATGGGAGATGACGCGCTAGAAGGTTATGTTGAAGGAATGAAGCAACGCTATGTGGACTTCGGTTTCACCGTTAAGGAAGTAACCCGTATGGCTACTAATGTGTTTGAGTTTTGCTCCACACTGTGGGATAACTCTGAGAAGGGTTTTCCTCTGTCTTGGACTAAGACTCTGTTTCGCTTTCTTTTCAAGAATACCGATGATCCGATGTACCCTATGTATCGAGAGCAGTTTTCGCGCGATTTGCGTAATTACCCGGACATCTCTTCTCTCATTCAGAGAGTTGACGCTTTCCGTGGTTGTTGAGTGACCTAGCGCAGGGTTGTGTCCTACCACACTTCCACACACTCGCCA